AGTGGGACATGGGAGGGACGACTGGTGATCATAGATCTACCCAGATCAGCGGAAGAGAAGAACATATACGAGCCTATAGAGATGATCAAGGACGGGTACATACAGACATCAAAGTGGGTGGGGAGGATAAGGAGAATAGCGAAGCCTCATGTGATGGTCTTCGCAAACTTCAACCCAAAACCAGGAGCACTGAGCCAAGACAGGGTATGGCTATTCGCCATAAGAGAACAAAAGTTAGAGAAAGCTGTCTACGGAGACAGCTAGGCGGGCTTAACATTAAATAGCCCGCCTACCAAAACGACATTTTTTCGGAGCCTACAAAACTGGATCAACTATGCCATATGTCCGAACCAGGAGAACAAGAAGGACCCGTACTACGAGATCTCGCACTCAGTATGGGAGGAAACGTACAACGATGTATAGAGCTAGGCGCTACACCAGAAGAAGCAGAGTCGCTCGCCCGATCCGGGCTAGGTGGACGAATCCGCTGGCTAGAAATAAACTATTCAAATTCACATACAACGACGACAACTTCGCAGCAGTGCTCGCCCTCGGAGGGGGCTACCAAGACCTGCACTACTTCCGCGGCAACAGCCTCTTCGACCCCGACGAAACGGGCTTCGGAGTACAACCATACGGATACGACCAGACTACGGCCATATATTCATCATACATGGTCCTCGCAAGCAAGATCACGGTATTCTTCACGACAACAGCAGGGGCTATAGGGAACGTGAAGTGCTTCGTATTCCCATACTTCGATGGGAGCGTAGCATACACAGAACCATCAGATATAAGGAGAATACCAGGATGCAAGTCAGTATGCTATGAGTCAGGAGGAGGAGTGACCAAGCACAACATAGTCAAGAACTATGCGTCGAACAGAAAACTCTATCCAGTCCTGAAGAACGAAGAGACAGACTTCTGGGCAGCATACAATGCAAACCCATCAGTCCAATGGAGGTGGGTAGTAATGTTCGACTCTTCAGCACTAGCAGAAGCAGGAACAGTAGTATACGATGTAAAGATCACATACTACTGTAAGATGCAGACATCAGAGAATATCAATGAGTCTTAGGTGACACACACCCTACGGGAGTGCTTGAACTCCCTCGCCCCTTTGTCCAACCAATGTCCTACCAAGAAGTCGCCCCTGCGGGGCGACCCCGTTGCTCGTTCATTTTTTTCCCAAATGAACGGGGAGCGGTCATCCCCTTCCGTCCCCTTTCTGGGGAGACGGGGAGGATGGAAGGGGATTGTATATTCACACCCTTCGGAGGGACTACGAAAATACTAATGTTTTTTTTTGCCACAAATGGCTGCCACAAATAAGGATACAGAGACTAGTGGGGAGACCGAGGCTAGGATAAGTGGAAAGCGCTATATGCTGACCTACAAGACCCATATACCCAAGGAGGGTATGAGGGCCTTCATGGTCGACAAGGGAGCAGTGAGAGTAGAGATAGCACATGAGAGTGGTGATACCGAGGTAACATACGAACACACACACGTCGTAGTGGAAGCGGAGAAGAGATTCGAGGCACGTCCAACCAAGGTGGGAACTATGCGATTCTTCGACTACGAGGGCATACACCCAAACATCAAGGCAATCCGGTCACAGGTCCATTGGAAGCAGGCACTGAAGTACCTGGCCAAAGAGGACCCGGAGAACGAGAGACTACTCCATGAGGAACCAACGGCGGTAGAAAAAATTTGGTCTGCACCAACTATACAAGATGCCCTAAGGGGCATAGAGAACCTGAGGGATGTAATACCAACTACAGCGGCATACAGATACAGACCCATAGCAACACCCGAAGTGAGACCTCCTGAGGCATGGAGACCATGGCAGGCGGAGGTCATCAGTAAGATCGAATACAGACCCCATGACAGGGCCATTGTATGGATCACTGATACCAAGGGAGGATGTGGGAAGTCGTACTTGGCCGACTACCTAGAAGCAAATCACTCAGCACTGAACATACGTACATTCAACCGAACTGCAGACATCATGGAGACCATAAGCAACATAATAGAGAGTGGGACATGGGAGGGACGACTGGTGATCATAGATCTACCCAGATCAGCGGAAGAGAAGAACATATACGAGCCTATAGAGATGATCAAGGACGGGTACATACAGACATCAAAGTGGGTGG